GTTTTGCAACCTTTGAAGGCAATACAGTATATGGTGAAGTTGTAATTACTGACGAAGGCTCTGGAGTAAAACCTTTCTATTTTAAAATGACAGGTACTGGAGATGCGTTAAGCAGTAGAACTTATTTTGCAAAAGAAATAACAGTAAGTGGTACACACTATCCTAAGTACTGTGTAATCCACGATAAACACTTAGTAGTTGCAGGTGCGGCTACAGCTTTAAACACTATTTTTTATAGTGGTACAAGTGACATAGATGATTTTACATCTACAGGATCAGGTAGTATTGTACTAGACGATCAAGTAGTAGGACTTAAATCTTTCCGTAACGAACTTTTTGTATTTTGTAAAAACTCAATTTATAAATTACAAAACATAAATGATTCAAGTACAATAGCTGTTGTACCTGTTACCAAGAACGTAGGTTGTGTAGACGGTAAAACAATACAAGAGTTTGCAGGTGACTTACTTTTCTTAGCTCCTGATGGTTTTAGAACCATTGCAGGTACAGCGAGAATTGGTGACGTAGAACTCGGCACTGTCAGTAAAATGATACAGCCTGTTATAAATGACATATTTGATAATATTGTTGATTACGAATACAGTAGTGTAGTGCTTAGAGATAAGTCTCAATATAGAATGTACTACAGTGGTTCTGCAGAAGCTACACAGAACTCCAAAGGTATTACAGGAACGCTTACAGCTAGAGGTTTTGAATGGACACAACTAACAGGCATACAAGCTCCTGCTGTAACTTCTGGTTTTAACTTTGCAGGTAAAGAAAAAGTTTATCACGGAGATAGAAACGGTTATATTTATAACCACGATACAGGAAGTGCTTTTAATCCTGAAGGAACTGAAACAAATATATTTGCAGAGTACCAATCACCAGATTTTGATTACGGAGACTTTGGAACTTTAAAAACTTTAGACCATGTTAAAGTATCTTTAAGACCAGAAGGAGCAACAGATCCTACGTTAAGAGTTAGGTTTGATTTTGATACTCCAGATAGAATACAACCTAATGATGTTTCATTAGAAACAAATGATCCTTCTATTTTTGGTCTTTCTTTATTTGGAAGCACATCTAAATTTGGATCAGCAGAAGCTCCTTTAATAAGACAGCCTATTCAAGGAAGTGGACATAGTAACTTCTTTAAAATTTTTAGTGAGGATACAAATGCTCCGTACACAATAAACGGATTATATATAAACTATAGACCATCGGGAAGACAATAATAATAAGAGAGAATTAAACTATGGCTCAAACATATACTAGACAAAGTTCAATAGCTGATGGCGATACTATCACCGCTGCACTTTTTAATAACGAATACAACCAACTTCTAAATGCCTTTGCTTACAGCTCAAGTAGTGCATCTTCTACAGGACACAGGCACGATGGTACTGCTGGACAAGGCGGTAGTATTTATAGAATAGGTGATTTAGATTTCCTTAATAAAATAGAAGCAGACAGTACTAACAATCGTTGGGGAGTCTTTGTAGAAGTATCTAGTGCAGCCGTAGAACAAATAAGAATATCTGATGGTGTAGTGTCTCCAGTTACAGACAGTGACGTTGATCTAGGTACAAGTTCTTTATACTTTAAAAATGCTTATATAGATTCTGTAACTACTACAGGTAACGTAGCTGTAGGTGGCAACTTAACGGTTACAGGTACTACGACATTTAACGGTGGTACACTGACTCTTGGTGATTCTGCTGCAGACAACGTAGTCTTTGGTGCAGATGTTGACTCTAATATTATACCTGACGATGATGGTGCGTATGATCTAGGTAGCTCTTCACAAGAGTGGAGAGATATATACATAGACGGTACAGCACACATTGATACGCTAGACGTAGATGTAAACGCTACCGTTGCAGGAACACTTGGAGTAACTGGCATAGCTACTTTTACTGATGATATTATTATTGGTGATGGTAAAACTATCGGTTCTGCTTCAGATGTTGACGCTATAACAATAGCATCTAATGGTCAGCTTACACTTACACAAACACTTATTGGTACAGCGTTAGACATTAGCGGTGACATTGATGTTGATGGAACAACTAATCTGGATGTAGTTGATATTGATGGAGCAGTAGACATGGCTAGTACGCTTGCGGTTGCAGGAGTACTAACCGGAGCTTCTCTAGATATTTCAGGTGACATTGATATTGATGGTACGTCTAATCTTGACATTGTAGACATTGACGGAGCTGTAGATATGGCTACAACACTTGCAGTCGCAGGTAACGTAGACTTTAACGGTGATTTAGACGTAGACGGCACTACAAACCTAGACGTAGTAGACATAGATGGAGCTGTAGATATGGCTTCTACATTAGCAGTTGCTGGTGTTTTAACAGGCGCATCTCTAGATATTAGTGGTGACATAGACATAGACGGTACGTCAAACTTAGACATAGTTGACATTGATGGAGCAGTTAATATTGCTGCCGATACCACTATTGCTTCTACAAACAAAATACTTTTTAATGATTCTAGTCAGTTTATTCAAGGCTCTAGTGCAACAGTTTTATCTATTGCAGCAACAGACGAAATTGATTTAACGGCTACAGCTATTGATGTTAACGGTACAATGGATGTCAGTGGTGCGTTTACTAACGGATCAACGCTTGTATCTACAGGTAAAATAACTGCCGATGCTGGTATAGACATTGATAACTTTAACATTGACGGTACTACCATAGCTTTAAGCTCTGGAAATATGACATTAGATGTTGCGGGTAATGTAACTATAGATGCTGATGGAGGCACAGTTACTTTTGCTGACGCAGGAAGTTCATTAGGAACTATTACATCTAGCGGGTACTCAGGTACATCTGCAGTAGCTACAACAGTTACTATTACAGATAACGAAAGCACTAATGAAAACAATGTTGTTGTATTTGTTGCTGGTGCGGATGCAGACGGTGGCAATGTAGGATTAGAATCTGATGGTAATTTAACATATAACCCAAGCACAGGTACTCTTGCTGCAACTAACATTTCAGTTAGTGGTACACTTAGTACTGTAGACTCAGTTACTATGAGTGCTAACAATGCTGTTGTATTTGAAGGCGCTACTGCTGATGCACACGAAACTACACTTACAGTTGTAGATGCTACGGCTGATAGAACAATTACTTTACCTAACGTATCAGGTACAGTTCCTGTATTAGCTGCAGCAAGTAATACACAAGTTACTTCAACACCTGAAGAGCTTAATGCCTTAGACGGCATTACAGCCGTAGTAGGAGAACTTAATGCTCTAGACATAGGTAGTACAGCAGTAGGTACGGCAGTAGCTTCTAAAGCTGTTATACTGGACTCTAACAAAGATTATACAGGTGTACGAAACCTTACTATTACTGGTGAGCTAGATGCAGCTACACTGGATATTTCTGGTGCAATAGATGTTGCAGGCACAGCCAATTTAGATGTCGTAGATATAGACGGCGCAGTAGACATGGCTACTACCCTTCAAGTTGATGGAGTAGCTACCTTTACTGGTAGAGATGTTCATAGTGGCGGTATCACTATCGCAAATGCTGGACAAATTGGTTCAGTTGGAGATACAGATGCAATCGCAATCGCAAGTGACGGTGTAGTAACCCTTACACAAAAATTAATAGGTACTGAATTAGACATCTCAGGCAATATAGATGTAGATGGCACAACTAACCTAGATGTCGTGGACATTGATGGTGCGGTAGATATGGCAAGCACGCTTGTTGTAGCTAGTACAATCAATACAGTAGGCATAACAGGTGCTAAAACAAACTTTGTACAAAGTATTCTTATCAGTAACGATGCTGGTACAGGCACGTTAAGTGGTGCATCAAACAACACAGGTGTGGGTTTTGAAGTATTCGATGATCTAACAACAGGTACTGAAAATACTGCAATGGGTACTTTAGCATTAACTAAATTAACCACAGGTGTATCAAACGTAGCCATTGGTAAAGATGCACTTAGAACTAATACAACAGGCAGTGAGAATACTGCGCTAGGTGAAGATGCTTTAGAGCTAAATACAACTGGTAGTCAAAATGTTGCTATCGGGTTAGATGCTTTAGATTCAAATACAACAGGAGATTCCAATGTTGCGGTAGGTGTAGGCGCGTTAGATGCTAACACCACAGCAGATAATAACACGGCAGTTGGTCAGAGTGCTTTAGGAGCAAACACCACAGGAGGTGCTAATACCGCAGTTGGAATGGGAGCGTTAGACGCAAACACAACGGCTGATTACAATACCGCAGTGGGTCAAAATGCTTTAGGAGCAAACACAACAGGAGGTTCAAATACTGCT